AGACGACACTCTAGTTGAATTAACATCTGCGTTTTTTACAAATGCTGCTCTTGATGCAGGGAAGGATGTAGACCAATACATCGCTATACTTGTAAAACAAGCAAAGAAAGAAGGGACAGATTTTCCTAAAGGCAGAAACAAACAAGCTATTCTTGCACAAAAATTAATTACAGACGCTGCAGAAAATGACCAACACCTGCCTTTCTTTGACATGGACCCTATACAGTTTGCAGAATTAGACCGTTTTGTAGCTGCACTTCGCTTTAAGTATAGAGATGATGGCGCAGTATCAGGTAAGTTAGCCAACACTTCTAAATTAGTAGAGAGCAAGTACGGTGACTTTGAAGTCATAGATGCAGATGGAAATGCTCGTCCGTTAGGCAACCTTCGTGTATTGAATCAACAAACGGGAGAAATTGAAGGTACACTACCTGAGATTATGGAACGTGGCAGAAGAGCGTGGCGTGAGTACAAAGAAAACTGGTACGATTTACAGGAAGGAGCCTTTGTTCCGCGTTTGATGTCGTGGGGAAAGCAGCGTGTAAATGAGAAGGGAGTTACCAACGATAACCCATCAGGCAAGGCGTACGATAAAGCAATCAACAACTGGATGACATTAGACGTGCTGACAAACCCACAGTCTGCAGAAAATATAATGCTGTCTATAAATAGAACGTTGGGTAGCTTTCAAGTTACTAAGGGCAATGTTAGAGGTCAGGGGGCTGGTAGGCCCATAGGTTACAGACTTGTACAGGGCGACATTGACACAGAGACATTCCGTTCTTACTTTTCAGCTTTTGTGGGTGAAAAATTAAAAGAGATGATGGAAAATGGCGCAACTATGCAGGACATGATGGCAGCAGCCAGAAAAATTGAAGATAACTTTAAAATGTTAGACGCTAACGGTAGGGAAATTTCTTTAATAAATCCGACTAAACACATGGATGATACGTATGGTTCTTGGCAAAGTTCTGTATCAGCAGAGGCGGCTAAAAAAATAGAAAAAGAAGTAAGTGCAGAAATTAACACTGCAATCGATAAGTTTGCCGCTCCCGCAAAGAAAAGAAAAGAAAATTTAGATGAGGCGGTATCGTTTTTAAGGGGTATGTTGCCCGACGTAAATAGCGCGGATGACATTGGAAGTATTATTTTAGATGGGGGTACTAGCCGATACAGGCAAATCACAGCAACTCTCTCTTCTTTAGATACAATGGATGAAGCTGCAGCAAAACAAGTAATTAAAGATGCTGTTGTACGTCACCTTCGCAAAAGAGTATTTAAACCCACAGGTAGGAAACGTGCAGAAAGTGTTGTGTCACAAGACGAAAGTGTGCGTATAGTTGAGACAGATATAGTTGCCGAATCACGGTCTGAAATCGTACGTTTGTTAGGAGAAACTGACGAACAGCGCAAACTTATGAAAGAAATACTGGGGGATGACAGCTACGAGATTTTAGAAGCTATGTCAGGTTTCTTATCTGAAACAGAAAATACAGTGTTCAGTGGGCAGAACATATCCATAAGGGGCATACCTCGTGGCCTTTCACCGGAGAGTTTTGTTAGCCGTATGTACGCCTTTAATCGTGGCATTATCGGCGCACCTTATTTAGGTACGGAAGCTGCATTACAGGGTATAAGAAAAAAGGATTTCGAGTTCTTTATGCTTGCTCTTGAAGACATAGAAGTCGGCAGAGCCTTTGCAGAGATGGTTCGAACCGGTCGTCCTCTTGACCCTAAACGTGATGCTGCATTCAGACGTGCGCTTATCAATGCCGCAGCAAGGTTGTATCACACGCAAGGCACTGAGACAAAAGAGATTGTAGATACAGAAAACAGACGTTACACTGTAAATGCAACTCCTGCAGATATACAAAGAACAGGAAGAGAGTTCACAGGATTAAATCCAAATGAAATGCGTCAAATCGGCTTGGGTGGTGGCGCAGGTGACCTTATACTACCAAGCCTTGATATAACAGCCCCTTAATTGGAGATAAATATGAAAACGTACAATAATGGCCCACGTAAGGGTATGATGTATGGTGGCATGACTCGTCGTAAGCCAATGATGTACGGCGGCAAAGCTACTAAAAAGAAAACCCGCAGGAAAGCCTACGGGGGTGGAATGATGACTGCTACACAACAGCAGCAGAATCAAGCAAGCAACATGACATCTGGTCAGATGAACAACATGCAAACAGAAATGATGCAAACACCTAAATTAAAAATGGCAAATGGTGGCAAACTAAAGCCCCCGCCAAATCCGGGAGCAGCAGCTTTGCCAAAGAAAGTTCGTAATAAGATGGGCTTTATGGCAGAAGGTGGCGACGTTATAAGAAACGTTCCAGAAGAACTTAAAAGTGCTTACGAAATAATAAAAGGTAAGTTAGACTCTGAACTTACTAAAGAAGAACAAAAAGACTTCGATAAAATAGTTGGTGCTTTACTAAAAAGTAAAAAGAAAAACTAAACGTACTACACGTATGTCCTAGACTTATCCATCACTTCATCACCGATTGTACGCAAGTACCTAATTAGGGATGCTACACTGTGCGAACCTTCGTACTCTGGCATCCCTAAATTCATTTCGCGTTCGAAATCGTCGGGGTCAACCCCATCCCACAGTATCTCTACATTGCCACTGGTAAGCAGGTTTGCTTCCAGAGAAAATAACTTAGCCTTCTTTTGTGCCATCTTTGTATGCCTTGAATACGTCTGTTGAGAATAGCTTTTGCAAACTCAATAAGTACATCCGTGCAGCACCATTGTCTCCCCCCGACACAATACGTTTGTTATCTAGGTTGTCAATGATACGCTTGAGAGACGGCACATCAAACACAAGTGTTGCAAATGTATCGCTCCCTATGCAGAGGTTGTGAAACCAGTAGTCTGCCTCTGTCTTATTTATGCCACTGGGTTTGCCGTAGCACTCATACTCAATAGCAATGTTACCAGTACGTACCCACATGTCACGTTCTGATTTGACTTCTATCTTCTTGTCTTGCAGCATATCAGCGACACGCTTCTCGCGTACCTTTCCATACTGAAGGTCTAGGTCAAACTTCTTGCGGTCTGCCACACATGGTTCAAGATTCATGAGTCTTCCCCTACGCTGCACTCAAGTCAACAACTTCACATACGCCAGCAGTACATGCCAATTCACGTGACCCTGTAGTATTATCTTCTTTTTCAAACTCTGTCAACTTATTCCAATCAAGACTAACATGCTTGTACGCTTGCTGCCATTCCAAATAGTCTTCGCGTTCTATATCCTGATACGGAGCCTGTCTATAGATGTGTTCACTATGTGGCAAGAAAGACACACCTGATGCCACGTCAAAGTTCTTGTACACCCACGCACCTACATTCATCCATTCTTCTTCCTTGACGGAGATAGTTACAGAAGGTTTGTGTTCACACCAATGCAGGGCGTACGTTTTCCACAACTCTAGCTGCTCTATGGCAGACATGTCGGTACGAAGCACTGCACCCATAGGGGATTGCATAGCAAAGCTGAACACAGTGTTTGTATCAGGTTTCGTAACGTCAGGTTCGTTGTACACCCCTGACTCCTTCATGAACTGAGTAAGAGGGTCAGAGTTACCACCACGAACAGTACGAATGTAGTAGTCGTTGTGACGAGCGTGAATACCACTAGCTGCGTCCACGAGTTGTGACACAGTACCCGACGGCTTTACACAAGTGATTGCAGCGGACACTGGGATTCCAAGCATGTTCGCATACTTCTCGTTCGTTCTTACCGCCTCTTCTTTCATCTTCTCTAGCCAGCGTTTGCTGTCTACGGTTTTGGATAGAACGGAGTGGTCCATGATACCAGTTAAGGACACGCCTAACAATCTTTCTTCCTCTGTGTTCTTCTTCCATACATTCCTCAGATATTTGAAATCAGTGAGCGTAGACTGTATTGTACCTACAATAGTGGCTATTCTCGTCTTCCTCAGCAAGTCCTCAAGGGTATCAGTAGACCTCACAACGACCTCAGAGAGGTTACAAAACTGATATGGACGCAAAATAATCTCACTGCACGGGTTTGTACCCCACATATGTCCTACTTCACGTCTGCCGTTACGTGCCACCTGTTTGTCTGCAGCTTCACGGTTAAAGATACCTCGTTCACCAGAATTGCTTTCATATAACGCAACCCACTCTCTCATAAACGTACCAATATCTGGCTTACCTTTGTAGGCCACAGAATTATTTGCCAACGACCGTTGACCATTCCGATATATTTGCTTATCCGGTTCGTCCCACCATTCTCCAGATTTAGCGTGTTGCATCTGGTCATCGTTGAGATTTGACAAGCTTATAAGTGCGCTTCTACGCACACCACCTACTACCACTACCTCACCAATCTTACACATGAGGTCATGACATTCAATAGGAAACAACTTACGTCCTGCTGCTTTTTTAAATACCTTAATAGTAAAGTTAAAGAGGTCAATTAAAGGTTGTGGACCACTGGCTCTGCCGCCCATAGTTTTCAACCGCGCACCTGCAGGGCGAATATTAGACGTATCCCAAGAAGGAATTTGTCCTGCATACAATAATGCAATCAATTCACGATAAGCTTTTGCCCATCCCGGTTTACTATCTGCTACAGTAATAACGGTGCTAGAGGTATTAAAGTTATCAGATATAACAGGTAAGTTGTTAACACATTCTCTCTCTACACTAAATCCAACACCAGTGCCACACATAAGAATGTACATACACTCATCAAACGAACGGGGACTGTCCACAGGAATGTACGAACAATTGTAACCACACACGTTATCACGAACTAATGCTGGCCCTGATGTCATCATGGCTCTCATGCTTGGCATGATTTCCAAATTTAAAATAGCATCACGTATGTCTTCTTGGTCTTTCTTTGATAGCTTATAGTTGTGCTTGCCTTGAAGTTGATTGACCATGAAGTTTACATATCGGTCAACAGTCTCGTGCCAATCTTCTCTACGTCCTTCTTCCTCAAGCCAACGAGCGTATCGTGACTTGTGTATGAATTGCTGATAAGGGCTAGGTAACATATTACTCATCTTCTTTTCTTTCCTTTGGTAAGTATACTGAAACTTCACTGCCACAGTTTGGACAGTGTAGGTCTGTAACCATAGAGAAGTACAAACTCTCCTCTTCCATGTCGTGGTCACATCCCCAAATTAATTCTGTCTTGCAATGCCAACAGTTCATTCTGTCTTCTCTTCTATTAACTTTTCAAGATACCAGTGGGCTTTTTTGAGGTCTTGTAATTTGCCTTTGTATCTGTATCTCCAGACGTACTTGATGATGTTCCCTTGTAAGTATTGTTCAAAGCCTGTACCCGTCGCCGCCCTGATTGCCTCAATGCACTCGATACCTGCCTGATTATAGTGAATTGGTTTGTTGACCATATCATAGCCGCTGTATGCCTCTTTGCCTGCTTGTTCGTTTTCTTCTATCTCTTTCATTATATTCATGTAGCTTGTCACTGCGTTTCTCCGAAATTTACTTTCACAATATTATCTTCTCGCGCAACAATCTTATTAATCGCTTCTTCCCCGTTTTTGCTTTCTGGTTTAAAAGACTCTGCCATTGCAATAAAGCTGAGACGAGCAATGCCTGCATCCCATATACGGTCAAAATCATTTTCCATTAATTCAATCATACCAGACAACATGACCATGCCAGCGGGTACGTTTTCCATATTCACGTCGCCTTTTGTTGTGTCATACGCTGTCATAGAAAACGAGTCTTCGTCTTCGTAGTTCATGATTAGATAATACCTGTCAGGTAGCAGACTTGCTGCTTCTACTTTTTTCTTTATATCATCACTCATCGTTGTCTGCCTTTCTTAACCATTCGGCTGGTATGTGTTTCTCTGACCAATCAAATCCATGTCGGATACACCAATCAGCGTACGTTGTCTTGCTTCCCCTGTATATCTTATTACGACAATTCATGAAAACAAACCTTATGTCAAGTTCAGGATGCTGCTTCTTTATCAAAATCATCTTCACTCTGTCTGGCTTAGATAACTCGCCTTTTGCCTCAACGTAGATGTCTGTCTCTGGTAGGTAAAAGTCTGGAGTGTATGTTTTAGGGTCAGGTATGTACGTCAGTCGTTTTGTTTCGTACTCGAACGGTATGTTCTTTTCTTTCAAACTACGAGCCAAGCTAAGTTCAAACTGTGACCGATACCCTGATTTTCTATTTGCAAATTTACGTTTCATACTATTAGGTTTATCGAATTTAGTCTTTGTTTTAGATACCCGGCGAGTTTTGGGGATAGTCTTTGAATAGCATCTAGTTCTTTTGTGAGCGGTGCTAGTGGTACGCAAATGTTTGCCCCTTGATTAGATAGTTGTCTTATTTTTAGTAATTCATTCTCGACGGTACGTGCGTCTCGTTCGTACGTTTCTGCACGTAGAAACCCATCATCAGAGTAATTCTCCCTGAGTGTGATAGGTAATCCCTTTTCATTTTGACGAAGATATACGACACGTCTTTCCCCCCCTGTACCTGTATGTGATTCAACATACGCATGGTGCAAGTCATCGTTCAAAGCCATTAGGTCTATATCGTATTCTCTCATCAAGATGTACGGCATTAGATTTCTTTCTTTTTTAATCTAGTATACCACGTTTTAGGGGGGTTCTTAGCCTGTGAGGTTACTTTTTCTCGTAGTATTGCATCAGGCCAACAATGTGCGCGGTAACCACAGAATCCACATACGCGAGGTAGTATCTTGTTACCCGTCTTGATAATCTGTCCTTGTCTACGATAGGTCTCATCTTCTGGTTCAAACTTTACGAACGATGCGTCAGGGTCATTTAGTACCTTTACGCGACGCTTTGCTTCTTTCAAATACTTATGTTTATCTGTATCGTGCCACTCAGGAACAGGCACTTCAAGTATTTCACCAGATGATTTATTTACAACAAGCCAACCACCGAATGGCATGTTCATTGCTTCAGCGTACAAGAAACCCTGCATGATATACCCAAACGGGTCTTCCTCAAGTAACTTTTCGTATCCGCCCGTCCATTTGTTTTTAAATGCCCAATCACTAGAAGACTTAATGTCCCACACCCTGTCAATGCCCATAGAATCGCGCAGGATGAGGTCAAGCGTACCTCTGACTATATACCCATCAAAATGTAAAGAACACTTCTCCTGTGCGCCTCTAATGTCCGCACCAGCTTCCCGCAGTACAAGCATCATTGCTGCCTCTGTCAGGTCACCAAACAAAAAGCGGAACACAGCGTTGTATTCCATTTCTTCCTTTACACCGTCCCTGTCCAACATTTGTTGGCACATAGGCCGAC